AACATTGCTGAGAATGCGTCAGTTGCATCCGCAATTGAACCTGACCGACCTAATCGTTGTTTTGCTTCTGCTAATCCGCTGCGGTCTGTGTTACCAGAAACGCCAGGACGCTCAATTCTTGGTGGTAGGTTTTTCACTTGTTTTGTTGCGTTTTTCGATTGTGCTACTAATTTCTCATAGCGCATTGCGTTCACCGCCATCTTAATGGTTTGTGCATCGCTATGATTCAAGCCTTCAATGCGTTCAGGTGCAAAACCTTTGTCGCTTAAAAACTTAGTCAACTCTTGCACTTCTGCGCCTTTTTTAGCGGAATCCGCCCATTCGGGTAGTAATTCAACTAACTTTTGCGATTCAATCTGCATTCGTTGTTGTAACTGCTGCGTGCTTTGTTCGTTTTGCTGTTGGTTTAGGTAGACTTGCGCCGCCTGTGCCTTTTGGAACTCAGCTTGCCGCGATTCAAAAATGTTTTTTTGTCGCAAATACTCGTGCGGATTGTTTTCTAGCAAATCCTGCCAGTTTGGTTGCCCTTGTTGCTCCCACTGTGCAGCTTGCTGATAAAAATAATTCAACGCATTTTGCAACTGCTGTTGTTGCTGAATAGTATTCGCTTTTTGTTGTTCGACCTCACGTCGTAAATTTGCGGCTTCTTCAAATTTCTGTGTTGAAGCCTCGCCTTTTTGATAGTGAGCGATTAACTCGTCGCGGGTTACTTGCTTTTCAGCACCATTGATTTTGACTGTGAAAACGTCACTGGTAGGAATTTCAGAGGGTTCATTATCGACAGGTTCGCTATCGGTTGAAGCCGCATCAATGCCATCGTGTGAAGTATCTTCTTGCGCCAAAAATGCAGACAGTAACGACGCATCATCGTTACCGCCCAAATCTTGTTGTGGCACAAATGAATTGTCGCCACCATCAACAGAACCTTCAAATCCTGCTTCATTTCTAAAGTGCCGCCCAAAACGGAGGTAACTTTTATTTCTAAACATTTTTAATCCTTAAAAAGGAGTTTCTATCTCTCGACAGTAAGTGCGTGTGTCTCACGACATGACGCGGTTAAAACTAGCTAAATAAAACAGTGTTGCCTTTTGAATCTTTGTAGCCGTCAACACCAGCCACAACAGGCGGATATGAATAAGCTAATCGTTCATGTTCGGGTGCATTCGCATCCGCTGTTAAAATTTCAGTCACACGCAAAGAAGGTTCTTTTTCTTCTTTGGCTTTAATCCAATCAATTAAGGCTAGATACCCAACGCCCGCTTCTCTTGAATCGCTTGATTGACCATTGTCAGGCAATGTTGTTTCAGGTGTGTCATTGCTTTTTGTTGTCGCCATAATTCCTCTCTCTCTTGTCGTGTTAAATTTGAATCATTTGCCCATTTGTCGTAAATCATTGCGTCCAGTTCATCAAACGCCCCCATAAACAGCGGGTTGTTGAGGAGCTGCTCCGCTTGGATACCCTTGTTGATTATCTGTTCCGATTTGTCCATTTTTGACCTGCGTCATAACAATTTTGTGATTAAATTCTTCTTGTTGAATGCCGATTTTTGCCGCGAGTTCTTCACGCTTCATATTTATTTCAGCGTCGAGTTTTAACTGGTCTTGTTGAATTTTTGCCAACGTTTTTTGTCGCTCTAATTCAAACTGACTTTCAGCGATTTTCATTTGCGCTTGAATCATTGGGTCAACAGGTGGCGGCGGTGGCGGCGGTAATGTTTTCGGGTCTGTGAAAAACTTCTCAGGATTTGCAAAGCCTAACGTTTCTGCCAACTTGATACCCGCTTCATACATATTTACAGGCTTGATAATGCCAAACTGTGCCGCTTGTTGCATCGAGCCGAATAAAGTTTGTAAGTGTTGCGCGATTTGGTCTTTGTTACCCGTTCCCAAGCCGACATTTACAGTTAAATGAAATTGGTTTTTCCATTCACGCGGATCTATATCTACCCAGCCGTCAGTCGCCTTAATGCGTTCAACTTTGTCTTGGTGTTTAGAAATCAGCTCTAAAACTTTCAGGAACAATTGACGCACGCCATTTTCTGCAAAGTTACGCGCAATCAATTCTTGACGCATATCAGCACGGTTTGTAACTATGTTCATGCCCGTGGCGGTTTGCTGATTTAACGCTTCCGAAGACATTCCTTGAGAATTGCGCGTAAAGCCAGTTCTGTTTTCTTTTTGCTGGTCAACATAATCAAGCATCTGCATCGCGCTTGATAAATCCCCACCACCTGCTTGCAATGCACCAACTGCATTAGGGTTTTTAACTCGTACAATGCCACCAGGGCGGTTTGTAAGTAAGTCATCAAGATTTACCTGTCCCTCCATTGCCCAAGTGCGACCGTTCACTTGCAAATACAAGTTATCAATCAAGGCACGCATCAAGCTCGTTTTTGTGCGCTGCGCTTCCATTGCTAAATCAGCGATTGAAAGCCCAAAGAATTGGTGCGGAATCGGTACAGGGCAAAGCGAAATGAACGGCTGACCATCACATTCAACGTTTTCGAGAATCTGATTGCCCGCTCGAACGACTTTGCGCCATTCTTGAATGCCATCACCATCGTAATCAACTTTCAAATAACATTCTGTTACCCAAACGATACGACTTGACGCATCACTACTTTGATTGCCGAAATTGTCCGTGTAAGCCGATTCATTATTTTGCATTTTGCGTGACGTGCGTTCAGAACCGAACGCGCCCTCGCTGTCATCACTTGAAAGTGCGTCGGTGTTTTTATAACCCGCTTCTTTTAACTGCGAAATCGAACGCTCAAATCTATGCGCGACAAATGGCGAATCTTCACATGATTTCGCGCGACGACTAATCAAGAACTCCTCAGGTGGAACGTTTTCAATTCTGCAAAAACCTTTGTCGGCAACCCGCTTCACAGCAATGTCGTGCAATTTTTCGCCCGTGAATTGGTCTTGATAATCGCTGTGTTGAATTGGTTCGACGTGCTTATCTTGCAAAATCATGCCGAGTTCAACATCATTCAAGCCGACATAATCCTCGCGTGTTTCGCCTTGGGTTTTATCCCACCAAACTTTTACAATGCCGTTTTTAGCAAGTAGGGCATCCTTGAACCATGTGTGATAAATAGCAAAGCCGTGATTTTGGACGTGAAAAACGTGATTACTGATGTATTCCGTGGCGTGTTTTGCTTGTCCTTCATATTTTTCATTTTTCGCTTGAAACTCGACAACGTTATCGCCGCTTGCAAATGTTTTAAGTAATGACGGCAACATCCACTCGACAGTATCCATGACAGACGTATCAACAACAGCCGAACGACCATCGATTGAAGGTGGTGATAAGTCGCCGATTGGTTTGCCATAATAATACTCAAGTGCTTTTTGACGCGCCTTTGTTAGCGTGCCACTACCATAACCTAAAGATTGTTTAATCTCTTGGTCAGTCAAAGCAATCAGTTTGTTATCGTCCATTTTTGCCATTTAATCGCCTTTTATATACAAATCTGAACGTCAGTTCACGTTTGTATAGTTAGTTGTAGTTAAGCGTTGGGTACTTCAATTTTGATTTTCCCCATTCGTCATTGTTCATTAAGTGTTCGGCTTCACTGATATAACGCATCGTGTCGGCATCGTGTGAATTATCATCGTGGCACGGAGCGTTCAAAAACTTGCCGCTTGCTTTGTCGAATTTGTATCTGTAATTTTTGATGCTCTCGAACCATGTACCGCATTTTTCTTTGTCGATATACATACGCGACATAGTTTCAGCCGTGCCGCTGATTGAATCCATCACCGATTTGGTGCGCTCTAAAACAACGGGATTGCGCCCCATCGCTTGCAACATTTCATACGTTGATTTGCCCGTATGAGAATTATTATGATTGCCATCGTGCGGGATAAAGTCGTCGCCCCAACGATAATTGCGCGTTTCTATTTCTTTGACGTAATCGCTCAACGATGCACAACCACCACCAATATGGTCAATCACTCGCAATTCACCGCCGACTTTTTGCACCATAATGACACGCATATTGGTTGGCGAGCCTAAATCCCAACAAGTGTGAACCTTTGCTAACGAATCGTAAGGCACATCACGGAAACGACCATCTTTTAGAATCTTCTCAATTTGCGCTTGATAAATCGCACCTTCAACACTAGGAATATATGCACCTTCCCAAACGTGCTTATACATTGCGTCAGTTAAATTGCGCTGGTCACGCAATCTTTCACCTGGCATGGTTGTTAAATCAAAGAACGGGTTGTCACGGTAATTCATTTCAACAAATAACATTTCGTCGTCAACATCCTTGCGAAAACGTTTATCCGTTGGGCTATTTTCGTTTTTGGGATTCCAAATAATCCACAGCTCGGATTTTGGCACGCGAACAGTCGGTATTAGATCGCGCCACGATGATTCGGCAATCGTTTCG